TTTTGATGTGTTTAAAGCTGGAATCAATGCTTCATCGCCCACGTTTGAAAAGCTGAAGGAAAGCTTTTCACAATTAAAAGCTACCTTGCAGCCTGTCCTGGAAACAGTGAAAGAATTTGCCCCTGTTGTTGCGGATGTGTTCGGAACGGCGGTGGCTGGTGCCTGTGGAGTTGCGATCTCAGCGTTTGCGGGACTGCTCTCCGGAGTAATTACGATCGTTTCAGGAATCATTGAGACGATCAAAGGTATTACGACATTCCTGACGGGAGTATTTACTGGAGACTGGGAAACTGCCTGGAATGGAATCGCAGGAATCTTCAGTGGTATTGTCAACACGATTTACGGAGTGATCCAGGGGCTCGTTAATGGCATCAAAGGCATCGTTGATGGTATCAAAGGACTTAGCAGCCTTGGGAAGGGAAGCTCGTCTTCAGCATCAGCAACGACGATCCCAGGACGTGCGATCGGAGACAGTTCCTGGCGTGGCGGTCTGGTACAGGTTCATGAGCGCGGCGGTGAGATCCTGGATCTTCCGCGAGGTACCAGGATCTATCCACACGATGTGTCAATGCGGATGGCAAAAGGCGGACAGAGCCAGATGATCAACATTCCGAAACTTGCAGATCAGATCATTGTGAGAGAGGAAGCAGATATTGACCGGATCGGTGATCGCCTTGTCCAGAAGATCAGGAAGTCATCGGAGAACAGAGGAGGTTACAGCTATGCTGCAGATATGGCTTAAGGGAAGTTCAAAATGGTTTCAGTTTCCTGTGATCCCCGCTGAGTACACGGTGAGCTCTGACAGCGGAAATGAGTCGGTGACGGTCAATGCGCTGGGTGAGGTTGACCTGGGAGGAAAACGAAAATTGAGGACGATTTCGTTTTCCTCCTTCTTTCCGAAATATTACGATACGTACTGCTCATACCGAAACCTGATGACACCGAAGAAATGCGTGGAAACGATCGAGGAGCTTCGGGATGGAACACCGCCTAAATTGATTATTACCGATACACCAATAAACTTTCCGTGCCGGGTGGAAAGCTTCAGTTGGGGAGAGAATGACGCGACAGGAGATATCAATTTTTCGATTACATTGAAGGAGCACCGACCTGTTGTGGTCACAGCGTCGGCTGTTGTGACGTTATCCTCACTGGATTCCGGGACGACGGTGGATGAGACCGGTGTTGCCAGAGCACAGCCTGAAGCGCAGGGAAAGACCTACACGGTGAAGAAAGGCGACTGTCTCAGTGCAATTGCCAGAAGAATGACTGGATCCGCATCCTGGCAGAAATTGTATGAAGCAAATAAGTCTGTGATCGGCAGCAATCCCAATCTGATCAAGCCGGGGCAGATATTAACGATTCCAGGATAGGAGATGCCAGATGATCGTAAAGTTGATCAAGCCCAAACAGAATATCCAGTATGACATCACGAATGCCTGTGCAGCGTATTCCTGGTCGGGATCCGCGTCAGAGGCAGCGAGAAATTTTGAGTTTGAATACTTAAATGCTCCGTATGATGACACAATGAAGCTTCCGGAGGTGGAGACCGGAGACTTTGTTTCTCTGACGGATGACCGGGAAGGTGAAGTCTTTTATGGACAGATATCCGGGATTGAGAGATCCAGCCAGACAGGATCAATCACGTTTTCAGCGATGGATATGATGAAGAATCTTCTGGAGTCGGCGGATCAAAAGAATTTTAAAAATATCACCGCGGAAGCAATCGCAACAGAGATCTGCGCGGATGCACAGATACCGATCCGATACCTGTATCCGACCGGTATCAATATAAAATCCATGATCTGCGATGAAATGAGTCTGTATGATATCATCATGGCCGGATATACGAAGGCACATAAGATCTCTGGTGATAAGTATTTTGCCATGATCTACAAGAGAGGACTGGGAGTCTACAAGTCTGAATGGATCGTCTCTAAATTCACACTTTCAGATCAGGAAAATATTTTTGAATCCGACATTCAGGAAACGATGGAGGAGACAAAGAACCGGATCAAGATTCTGGACAGCAAAGGAAAACAGATTGGAGAAGTGAAGGACGAGGATTCAATCAGCAGCTTCGGTGTGTTCCAATCAATCTATAAGCAGGAAAAGGGTGTGGATGCGGTGACGGCCGCGACAGCAAAGCTCAAGACAACGCCGACACAGACCATTAAGATATCAGCAGTTGGAGATATCAATTGTATTTCCTGCTATTACGTGGCAGTGACGGATGGCGCAACAGGGCTGTCGGGACGTTATTGGATCGCTTCGGATAAGCATACCTGGTCAAATGGGATTCACAAGATGGATCTGACTTTGAAGTTTGAAGCAATCATGTCTGAAGTTGAAACAAAGGAAGTTACGCAGAAAAAGGTGAAGAAAACAACAAACAGGAAAGGATGATATGTGTGGGATGGGAAGCTGAGTTATTAGATATCGTGGCACCGGACAATGAAAAATCAGGAAAAGAAATGAATGGCCAGATCCAGCTTGCGGAAATGACAGGCCCCACGTCCTGCCGCATCGGAAAGTTGGAATTATCTTCAGAAGATCTTTTGTTCAGCGACAGGCTTTTATCTAAGATTGCGAT